GCTGATGGCCGCCGTCGGATTGTTCGCCACTGGATCAGTGGTCGAGCTCACATCGATCAGCGCTTGATAGATCCCGCTGCCGCCTTCGACCGCGGCCCGGGTCTGAGAGAGCGAGGTATTCTCGACGCCGCTGATATCGACGCCAAAACGGTAATAGCTGACGGCTGCAATCACGCCCGCGGGCAAGGGAGTAGTGGAGGTAACAATATTCGCGCCTTCCACGTAGGCCCAATCCTGGCCGGTGCCGCCCGTGCCGATCGTACCCGCAATGGTCGGACCGTCGATGCCGCCCGATAGATTTGGTGCGCCCCAGAAGAAATACAGCGAATTGGCGGAAACAGCGATCGCATTGCCTTGAGAACCCGGCGTTTTGGCGAAGAGAGAAACTTTGCCGGTTCCGCCGCCGCCAAAGGACGCCACGCAGTTCGGATGCGGCACGGTGGGGAGCGAAAAATCGTTACCGGCGGCGGGATGCGGCGCGCCACTGATGGCCTCGACCAGATTGACCGCGCAGGTATCGGCATTGCTGCCGATCAGCACCTGGTGCGGTATGGTGTTGTCTAGCTGCGTGACAAACTTGTAGGTGATGCCGTCGATGGTGGCCGTCTCGTTGTTCGATACCACGGCGTTAAAAACGCCATCCACGGTGGCGCGCGTTGGTCCGTCCGAGCCGCCCGAAAGATAGACCAAAACGCCTCCCGCGCTGGGACCGGACCAGGTCAGATAAGAAGTAGTCGCCAGCCAGTCACCCACCTCGAGGCTATTGCCGGATGTTCCGGATATGATCGCAGTGACCGTGATGTTGTTGCCATTAAGGGAGGCCGTGACTTTGGGATTGGGAGGAACGGGCGCTCCGCTGTTCACCTGATAGTTGCTTCCGGTTTTAGGCGCCCCGTTGATCGCATCCGCGAGGTTTTGTAGCGTTGTCGAAAGATAGCCGCTAAGCAGAACCTGGATCTCTCCGCTGGTTCCATCGAAAGTCTTCACCAGGTGGTAAATCACCGAGGTGACGTTGATAAAGGCGGTGTTCAGATCGGCCGCCGTGGAGGTGCCCACGGAGGTAGCGGCGCCCCCCAGGATGGTTACTGCCGCCACGGTATCGGCCGGATGGCTCAGCGTAAACGTCGTGGTCGTGCCGTCTCCCGTGATCAGATCTGTATCGAGCATGCTGGGCTGCAGATTGACGGTGATGTATTGCCGCGAGCGGAAATCCTGCTGCGCGGTGTCCCATTGGACCGTATCAAACAGAGCGCCGGCTCCCGTAGCCGGATTACCCGTTAGATCGAAGGGCGCATTGACGCTGGTAGGAGACCGGAAGTAAAGCTGTTCGGTGGCGGGATCGACACCCCAGATAAAGTTCGCTTCCGTGGCCAGATTGTTGAAAACATCCGTTACGACTTCATGGCGATATACCGCGCTCGCAATAACGGGCCCGGCATCTACCTGGCCCAGCGTAATGGTTTCGCCGGGCAGAGAATTGAAGATGGCCTTGAAGATGTAGTCAGCGGTCTGGTTGAAGTAGGAAGCCGGCGTGATGCGGTGCTTATCGAGCATGCGCTCGAAGCTCGCACAGGTACATACGTAAGAGATCTCCTGCGTATTGCCTTCGTTGGTCTTGACGATTCCGGTGATGATGCCCCCAAAGACGCGATGTCCGGCCTGGTCATAGAGACTGATGGGGTTGCCCACCAGCGGAGCATAGGTGTCGCCGGGATGCGTGCGCAGCGAAACCGTGGCGGTGCCGCGCTGCCCCGTGGCCGTCGAGTATCGGGTCTGGCCGCCCTTGCCGCTTTCGGCATGATCGAGGTAGCTCGAGCGATCGATATTGGCGATAACGACTGCGATGGCCATGGTTTTACGGGGAGAAGGCGGGAGAGATAGTCTTTAGATATGCCGCCACCGCCTCGGCCACTCCCTGCGGGTTGGTTGCACCCTGGATGTTGATGGTGACGTTGATGGGCTGCTTTTTAAGCGTTGTATCGATGCTCGAAAGATGATCGAGAGTTTGCACGGTGGCATCGTGAATCCAGGTGTTGATGTCTAGCAGCGGCGTCGTATTCGTTGCAATAATCTGCAGCCAGTCCTGGACTCCCCCGCCGCCTAAGCCGCCGATGAACATGGCCGTTTCGCGCGTATTGAGTTCGATGGAGCGCAGGATGTCGGTCTGATGCGCCATCTGGAAGTTGGAGATGATGCCGGAGACCGCGCTCACCGCACCGATGCCGATGCTGGCCCAGCCCATGGCCCCGCTCATAACGGCGCCGCCGACCCCGCTCAGAGCTCCCCCTGCACCCGAAGCGGCCCCGCTCGCGCCGCTCGAGGCAGCGGAAGCGGCCCCTGAGGTGGGCGTGAGGGAAAATACCTTGCTAAGCACGTCATCGAGGGATTTCATCAGCGGATCGAGCGCGTCTTTGATGATGTGGTTGAGAATCACATCCACCACGTCCCGGCCCAGTTTCTTGAAGGCGTCACTGATGTTGCCGGTCTGAAAAATAATGTCGCCGAGAGCTTTGGATAAATCGTTCTCGATGGCACGGCCGATCTGCTGGGCCATATCGAGACCGTGGGTTTTGACCACGTCGATCTCACCCATGAGTTTATGCACGCCGCCCTGCGCATCAGCGGTCACGATGGGCAGGTTGCCCATGTCGCCGTTGAGTTGCTGGACGTCGGCGATAAGTTCCGTCATTGAAAGGCCGAGTGCATCGGCGGCGGCTTTGAGATCCTTCCACGCCAAGGTCAGTTCCCCGGAAGAGGCAGTCGAGGAAGCCGCCAGCCGCGCATAGACCGTCAGGTAATCGTTGAATGCCAGCTGATTCTTAACCGTCTGGTCGTGAATCCGTTCCATCGCAGCCACGGCCGGATCGGCTACGTTGCGGCCTAAGCTCGAACCGAAATCCTCGAGCGCTCCCTCGGCAGTCATTGCGTCTGCAGTCATTTGGTCGAGCGCATGGGCCGCCGTGGGCAGGACCACGGGAAGCTGCCCCAACTGGCCCAGCATGGCTGCGGCTTTATCCGCGATCTCCTGCTCAGAAAGCCCGAGGGCTTTGCCGGCCGCTTCCATCTGTCTGTAGGCCGCACCGATGTTGCCGCCTTGGGCTACCACTTTGCTGTAGGTATCGATTGTCTCGGTGAAGACCGCATTCAGATGGAACTGGTCGGCATTGAATTTGTTGATGGCCGCGTCGGCTGCATCGATGGCCGGGCCGTAATCTTTGTAATTTTTGAGAAACTCCTGCTGCCACTTTAAGAATTCCGTGTTGGCAGCGGCAGCGTTGGCGGCCGCGGCCAGATTTTGGATAGATGTTTTCTGATTTTCGGCATCCTGGGTGGCCGTGCGCATCGTATGCCCCATGGCTTCCTGTGCACTGACCATATCGGCAACCACTTCCCTGGCGTATTCCTTGGCCGGATCGCGGATCATGTTCCAGACCCTGGTCAAATGATTGACGACGTTGGCCGCCCAACCCTCCACCGCATTGCCAGTAGAACTCAAACTCTCGCCCACGGTAACAGCGAACTCGTGCCAGGCGGTTTTGAGCCGGTTCATGGCCACCAGATTGGTGTCGGCCGCCTTATCAGCGGCATCCCCAACTTTCTCTTTCATGGCCAGAGCGAAAGCATCGAGCGTCGTGCTCGACTCCGCGCCCATGTTCTTGATGGTCTCTTTGACCTTGTCTGTCGAAACACCTAGAACTCCGGCCATATCCTGGGCGCTGACGCCAAGAGAAACGAAGGTGCGCTTGGAGATTTCGCCGGTGAGATAGACGCGCTCCAGGGCACCGGTGAGCGTATCAATGCTCTTGCCGGAGAGCTCGCCCCACTGGGCCATCGCTTCGAGAGCTTCGTTGATGGTTCCGGCTTCGATGCCCATGGCCGCCATGGATTGCGCGCTCTTGGCCAGATCGAGAAAATTGGCGGTGGTGTGGGAGGCGACTACAGCAGCGTGCTCGAGGATGCTCGAGGCCGAGGCGGCACTGCCGGTCAGCGCAGTGAGCGCCACATCCACGAACTGGATTTGATTCGCCGCATCGAAAGCCTCGCTGACAAATTCCTTGAACCAATCGACAACCTGCTCCAAGCCGACATTGAGACCGGCCAATTCCGCCGCGAATTTGAGCGATTCGCCGAAGCTGCCGAAGGCTTCACCAGCATGGCCGGCTTCCTCTCCGGCGTGCTGAGTGGTTTCGCCCAGTTGCTCGACGGGCGGCGTAGCCTGAGTAGCGGCGGTGGTGAAGGCGGAGGCGATCTCCTGAGCCCCTGCTTCGGATGCTGCCGCAGCCAGGTCAATCGCCGACTGTAGATCGGTCCAGTCGCCGTCGATTAAGACAACGAGGTTGCCGATATTGTCGCCTGCCGCCATTACTTAATCCTCAATGCCCACTCGGGCACACCCTCGGTATCGCCCGGCCGCATGGCGGCAAGCCGCGCATTGAGCATCGTTACCTCAGCCTGATCGCGGGCGGCCTGGATGCGCGCTTTGGCGCGTTCGGCTTTTCTTAGCGCAGTATCGGCGCTCTCCGGCAGGAAATCTTCCGGCGTCCATGGCTGGCCGTCCTTGCGCGTCATCCAGGCATTGTGCAGGTCGGCGCGCTCGGTGGCCCAGCGCTCGAGCTCGTTGCGATGATAGGCGTCGTAGCGTTCCTGTAAGGCTTCGAGCTCCCGCCAGGAGAGCGACCAGAGTTTTTCAGGAGCGATGCCTAGCCCCAAAGGCGCAGGCGCGGTCCACAGCGCCCACAGCCTTAACCAGTCGGGTTTTACTGTATCGGCGTTGAAACCTGGTTCCCCTCCGCCGGCTCGCGGGCCGCCGATTCCCGCAGCTTGATCTCGATGGAGGGGTAGGCTTTTATCCAGGCTTCCCAAAGGACATGCGCCACAGGATACAATTGCTCCATATCCTGGAAGCAATAGGCTAGATCCCGCGGTGAGATCTCGATCTGATGCCGGATGGCGGCTGCAAAGATTTTGAATAACTGGATGTAATCGGCGCGGCCGATAATCTTGTCGCCGGTGATCGGATCGACACGTGTTACCCACTCCTGTAACAGTTTGGGTAGGGCATCGATATTGGCAACGCCCATATCCTGCAGATCGAAGGCCGCGCCCGGCCCGAACTTCACCACGAAAATGCCCTTGCCGGGGATCTCGATGGTCGGATACTTGATAGGCGGATACTGGCGTGGCTCGCTCCCGTTCTGCTCGCCCATAGCTAGACCAATGTCGGCGTGCCGGTAGTGCCGATCCCACAGGTGGCCTCAAATACACCGCCCACTTTGCCCGTGATCTGAAAGCTCGTAACGTAGCCCTGAAACTGATCCACCGACGGCGTCGATCCGTCCGGATAACTCACCTGCCAGGAGGAAAGAATGCGATTCATCAGCAGATAGCGCAATCCTGTCGGGGGTCCAGCGCTATTTGAGTGCGAAGGCTCTTTCATCACCCAGAAGATCTTAAAGGTGACCTTGCCCATGTCGAGCAGCGTGGGCACGCGCCGCACCCAGGTGTCGGATACGTTCGTCACCAGAACTTCGGTGGCGGTGATGGGCACGGTCAGTTCGGAGATGTAGCATACCGGCGTGTAGGTAACCCGAGAGGTCGTGCCTCCTACCGAGAGTAAAAGACCTGCTACCGATATATGATCGGCAATTGTGGATACACCGGCTGGCATTTAGAATCTCCTTAGGTCGTTTCGTCGTTCCAGATCATCACGTCGAGCAGCCGCTGGTAAATGCCCGTATCGGTTTGGATGAAAAAGCCGTCGCGCTCGAGCGTGATGTAGTTGGGATAGCGCGCCAGATTGGCGATCCCGATCGCATCGAAG